TAATGAATATGGATGAAGAAAAATGGTTATTATTGATGGCATTGGCCGCAACCATGATTTTAGCGGTCAGCGGCTGGATGTGCCGGAACTTTATTACTTTATTTTAAGGAGAAGTATCATGATCAAAAAAACCAAAAGCGGCTATATTGTAACCAGTGAAAAAGGAAAGAAATTGGGCGGGCCGTACCGCACCAAGCAGGCGGCGCAGAAACGTCTGCGTCAAGTGGAATATTTCAAGCATAAAAAATAAAATATGCATTTGAATTTTGTTTGAAATATTTACATTATGGATAGGAAATAAAAATGAAATTCGAACAGCCATCCTGTTTATGCGGCAGCACGCAATCCTGGCATGTCTCTTGGAGTGACAGCCGCCAGGAAGTGCATAGAGGTTTTCAAAATTGAGAATGACGATGATGCATATCAAGTGTATTTATTACCGGGCAAAGACCAGGGCAAGGCGTCTGGCGGAATGGTTGGAAAATCTGGATAATAAAGAAACTGTAATATGACTGTAAGAATATTTTTTTCCGGAGTGCTGGCTGGTTGCCTATTGTTGATTCTGCAAAGATTTATTATTATGGTGCTATAATGAGTGAAAACGGCATCCGTGAAGCTATAGTCAATTTAAAAGAAGATGTAGCCGAAATCCGGGACAGATTACACTGTATCGAAGTGGGAGGCTGCCCAATGGGAAAAGATTTGCAAAAACAAATCACCAATATGCAATCGGAATTGCAATATATTTCCCGAATGGTTATGGGCACCAGCGCTATGTTGGCCGTGCTTATCATAGCCATACAAATCGTTATAAAATTTATTTAAGGAGCCGATCATGAAAACGGCATGGGAATATTTTAATGGGAAAAAAACGTTGATTGCCGCCGGAGTTTTGATTTTTTCTGTATTTTTATCTGAAGTGATCGTCGGGATATGGGGATTTAATCCGGATTGGATGGGCAATCTGATCCGCACACTGGATTGGTTCGGCATGGTCCTTGGCGGAGCAGGATTAACGCACAAGGGATGGAAGGCGGTCGAGCCATGCGGAAAAAGCAATTAAAAAAATCATTGGAAGATAATTCCAAATTACTAAAAGAAATTGAAGCATTGATTGATGCTTCAGTTATTGAAATTTCCAAGATTGCGGAATCAGAAAATTACCGGCCTTTAATGTTGCGCACCCGTCTTAGGCTGGTTTTGCAAAGCGCATATTACGGCCCCAAAAATCAACCGATGAAAGCCATCGAAGACACCGCCGGATTGCCGCATGGAACTTTGGAACGATGGCTGAATAATGCCCGTTACCGTTCCTGCCGGGCTTTTGAAAAAATATTCCGGCAATTAAAAGGGGACAAGGATCTTCGTATTAACAAAACTTTAACCAAAGAAGCAATAGAAAACCCTAAATTTGGACTGGAATATCAAAAAGCCACCGATTCGCAAAATTACCGCGGACAAAGCATTGAAATCCACAAATCCGAAGATATCCGCGTAACTATTACAGATATCAAAAAATTACAATTGGAGATAAGCCAAATTGATGCCGAATTGCGGAATATCGGCCTCGACCCATCGCGAAGCATTGCCACTTCTCCAGAAACGGTTGGAATTGACGCTGAGATTGTCCAAGATATTGAAGGAGAATCTGCTGCTCTCTTACCAACCATTGGAGAAACAAGCACTGTTCCATGAGGCTGGCCGGAAATATATCGAACGGTGTTTGTTGGCAGGCAACCAATACGGGAAAACCTATTGCGGCGCTGCGGAAACCGCTTTGCATTTAACCGGCATGTATGATGATTTGGAATTTGAGTGGATGGGGCGGCGCTGGGAACGGCCGGTGAATATTCTGGTGATCGGCCATGATTTTGATCAAATGCGCGAATCATGTCAAAAACACTTGTTCGGCCGGGTTGGGGAATGGGGAACGGGAATGATTCCTAAAGATTCGTTTATTGAACCGCCCAAACTGAACCGGGACCGGAACGGCATTATTGATTATGCCCGGATCCGCCATATAAGCGGAGGGGCCAGCTTGCTCAAATTAGCCAGCGAGAAACAGGGGCCGGAAGCTATCATGGGCGGACAATGGGATGCCGTTTGGTGGGATGAAATGCCCAAGAATACCAAAATGTATTCCCAGGGCCTGGCCCGCTTAACCAAGACCGCCGGCATTGCCTATATCACGGCTACTCCAGAAGATGGATATACGGATTTGGTAGCCCGCTTTTTGGATGAAGAAGATCAGAAAACCCGGTGGAACATTACCGCATCCGCGTATGAAAATAAATATTTGGATCAAGATTATATCAAGGATTTATTTTCTTCTTACACCCAGCAGGAATTATTGATGCGCGTCGAAGGGATTGCGGTATTCGGCGCCGGCCCCATCTATCCATTCACTAAAGATGTATTATGCTGCAAACCATTCTCAATCCCTGAAGAATGGCCCAAATTATCCGCTATCGATCCTGGATACCAAAACAGTAAGACGGCGATCTTATGGGGGGCATTGGATATTCATGAACATCACCGTCTGGAAAATTGCACTCTTTATGTATTTGATTTATATAACCGGAAACAATCTTCAGTTGATCAAAACGCTATTGTCATTTTGAATAAAGACAGAATGCATGGATATTCCATACCTATGGCTTGGCCCAAAGATGCTAATCAAGCAGAGCGCAGCGATGGAAAACGCATCGCCATGGAATACCGGAAATTGGGCGTCCGGTTGATGAACAAGCCGGCATCGTTGAAAACCATCGACGGCAAACAATCATTTAATGTAATCGATGGGATTAATGAAGTGTACAGCATGATTGAACGGGGAAAATTAAAAATATTCGATACGCCGGTCATGCAGCCTCTCATTCAGGAGATGCAGCGGTACAGCATGGATGAAGAAGGCAAAATAATCAACAAGCAATCATTTGACAATTGCGATGCTTTGCGTTATATGGTATGCAGCCGGTGCCATGCTGGTTACGGTGATGCTATAAAACGGAAAATAGAAGTTGTAGCCAATCGGCGCATATTAGGAGTGAATTAATCATGGGATTTTTATTTTCTCAGCCGAAGATGCAATCAATTCCGCCGCCTCCTCCGGTTACCAAAGAAGATGCGGAAAAAGAACTTAAGAAACGCAACCCGTTTTTGGATTATATATTGACATCCGCAGGCGGACTTTCCGCATTGGGCGGCAAGAAACGGTTATTGGGTGAATAAAATGAATTCCAGGGATATAGCCCAATTCTGGAAGAACCGGTTTGAAAAATTAAAGGCCAACCGGGCCATGTGGGATGCCAGATATCAACGGGTGGCTGAATTTGTCTATCCCTCCCGGGCGGTTTCCAACCGGTCATCCCTGGAAGGCACTTTAAATTATGATGAACTGGAAGTAGTCGATTCCACGGCGATACGCAGCCGGGATATTTTGGCGGCCAATCTAAACGGCGCTTTAACCAGTTCGGCTTTGGATTGGTTTTCTTTAACCCGGAAAAAGAAAGAGAATGGATATTTTCTTTCGGATGAAGAAAACAAATGGCTGGAAACTGTTCATGATATTCTTCATGATGAATTCGCAGAATCTAATTTTTATCCAGCCATCCGTTGTTTTTACAATGAAATTGTCACGTTCGGAACCGCGGGATTGTATATCGAAGATATGTACGATGACCGCGAAGACCGGTGGATATTAAATTTCACCGTGAACAATGTTTCCGAATTATATATAGAAGAAGATCCTTTCGAACGTGTAGATACGCGGATCCGGCCGTTTAAGATGACTGTCCGGAATGTCAAGCGCCGGTGGGAAAGAGCTTCCACTTTGGATTCTATATCCCGGAAACGGGATGAAGATGAAGTGGAAATCCTGCATGTCCTGGCTCCTGTGGATCCGGGATACAAAATGGCTGCCAAGGATTTGCGTTTCATATCCTTGTTTATTCTCAAAGAAAGCGATGATATCCTTAATCAGAACGAAGACGGCACCTTGCCTGGGTATACTTATTTCCCCTGCTTGGTGGTCCGTTGGGATAAAGCATCCGGGAATCTATATGGAGACAGCCCGGCCTTGAATGGGATGCCTGATATCTTGAGTTTGAATAAGGCAAGAAAAATGTGGCTGGAAAACTATGATTTATTGTTGCGTCCGCCTATTCTGGCGACGGAAGGGGCATTCACGCAAGGCCGGGCTTCCTTCCTTCCAGCCGGTATCACGGAAGTGGATGATATCAATAATGTGCGGGAATTTTTTTCTAATAATTCCGGATTGCAAGTGGCTTATCAAACCTTGGATCATTTAACCCGGGCGGTGGAGAAAGCTTTCTATGTGGATCAATTGCAATTGCCGCCCATGGAAACACAAGGGACGCCATCTTCCGCGACGGAAATACAAATCCGGTATGAACAAGCCATGCGGGTTATCGGTCCTACATTCGGACGGTTCGCCTATGATTTATTCAATCCATTGATTGATACCTGTTATTACATTATGGCTAACCGGCCGGATTCCCCGATTCCGCAATTAAGCGGAGAAGATATCCGTAAAATCAACGTGGAATATATCGGGCCGTTGCGGGTATCTCAGGAAATGCCGCAAGTTATAGCATCACAAAATTTGGTGGCGGAGACAATCCAAATCATGGCCAATACCGGCCAGCCGGTCTTCGCTTTTGATTTTGATAAATATCTGCGGAAGAAAGCTGAAGTCACCAAGGCTTGGCCGGATATCATCCGGTCGAAACGGGAAGAAGAGCAATTGCGGGAACAATTTTACAGAAATCAACAAATGATGGCTGAATTGCAAATGGCCCAATCGGGCGGAAAGGCTTTAAAAGATGCATCAGCAGCCGGGAAAGCCATTGCCGGAACATGATCCCAAAGGATATGATTGCCTGGCATTCTTATGGATGCATCAGGAAGGACGCCAGGCGTTGGAATATATGGAAGAATTAATCGGCAAGATAAAAGTAAAAGGAGATTCCCTGGAAACATATGGGAATGCCGCCAAATTGGAATTGGTGCATAAAATACGCCGTTTAGCTAAAATGGCTTATGAGAAAAGGATCAGGAAATGAGCATTGAATTTGCCAAAGAATTCATCCCGCAAAGTGAATTGGAAGAAGCGCCGCAGAAATCCGTGGAAGCGCCGGTGGAAGATCAGGCGGAGAATCAGAATGAAACGGATTTCCCCGAATGGCTGAAGGATCCGTTGTATGAATCATTAAAAGATGAATACGGAGAAATTCCGGCATATCTAAAGCGTTTCAAATCGCCGGTGGAAGCCGTAAAAGCGGCATATGAAGCCAAGCGTACGCTATCCCGTAAATTGGTCGATCTTCCCAATGATCAATCTCCGGATGATGTTTGGGATGAAGTATATACCCGTTTGGGACGCATTGATCCTGAAAACGCCAAATTGGAAATAGAAATTGATGGAGAAGTAGTGGATGTAGGAGATTCCATTAATCCGAATTTCAAGGAAGTCATTCTCAAAGCCGCCCATGCCATGGGAGCCAATCAACGCGGTTTGCGGAAAGCCTTGCAAACCATATTTGAATTTGAACAAAAACTCCCCGAAAAACATAAGGAATATTTGTCGTCCGAATGGAAAGGGGATTACAAGAAAAATCTTTCCTTGGTTAATAAAATGTTCCAGACCATCCCGGAATCATTGCGCAATGAAATTATTACGGGATATGGACCGTTGAATCCCACGATTTCCAAATTGTTGCTGCATTTCGCTAAACGCACCGGTAATGATTCTTCAATCCCAAGCCGGGAAGTTATTCCCCAAACCATTCAGAATACATTGGAAGAAGTTACAGCACAAATCGATAAGATTTATGCTGATAAAAATAATCCATTAAATCCGGCCCATCCGGAACATGGGGAAAAAGAAATGGAGGCTTTGACGGCCTTATTTGTTAAACAAGCGGAATTGCAAGCCCGCTTGCAAAATATCCGCTGAAGGAGAATAAAATGACAAATACCCAGGAATATCTGAAAATTTTGAAAGAAGCCGCTGATTCGGATGTAAAGATGGAAATAATTTCCAATGCATCCAAAATTCATTGCAAATTCAGCGCTATGGGATTCTTGGAAGTATTATCCGCCATACAAAAACTGGCGGAACGTATTGACAAATTGGAAAAATGCATTAAATCAAAATAAAAAGGCTCAAGGCAGCCTCCGGCCGCGGCTCCGCAAGGACATCCCCGTGCCGGGAATGCCTGCCCGGATATCCCAATATGCGGCCCCGGGTGACCGGCGTAAGTTCCGCCGCGCCTAGCCTGGCGATATCAGGTTAGGAAGCCCCATGCCAGTCATGGTCATCCTTCCGGTTTAACGGATGCTTTGCATCCGGTTTATTCCTAAAAAAAGGAGAGACGACCATGGCTTGGAGCGTCACAGGAACACGTGTAAGCAATGCGGCCGGCGATGTGCCGAATGCATATGTAAATCAATACGCCAAAACCGTACTCACCGAAGCCCAGCAAGCTATCCGCAAACTTCCATCCCACATGATTACCATGCCCATCTCCGGGTATGAAGCTTATGTGGACGTCATTCATCCATTCGAATATGGTTTATCCGGAAAATTGGATACAACCGCTAATACGCCGAATTTTGCTACGGCGACCCGCGAAGCCGGACCTATTCAAGTAGGCAGCCGGTATGAACCCACCAAATTCCAACACGCTGAATGGTTCCGCGTCCGTGTTTCCGCCTCGGAATACCGCATGACGGTTCCTTTTGAGCGGAATGATGCGAAGCGTATGCTCACGGATCCGCGTTCTCCGATTGTTCAAGAAATGATCAAATCGTTCAACCGGAAAGTGGATCAAATATGCTATAACAGTTTCGCTGCAGACCGGAGCATCGGTTTGGAAAATGCCGGAACTTGGACTTGGACGGATACTCCGTTTTCCGGAGCCACCGTAGGAACTATTGACGGCGGATTCACTGTCGATTTGGTGCAGGAAATCATCAAGCAATTTCAATATGATGAAGAAGATCTGCAAGCCGAACGGCCGGTGATCCTTTTGGAAGAAAACGGCTGGAAACAGTTGTTCAAGGATCAAACTTTTATCAGCCGTGATTACAATCCGAATGCTCCTCTTCCGGCTTATCAACTGCGCGAGTATATGGGATGCTTGTTTGTTTGGATGTCCAGCAAGCGCCTGTCTACCGTGTATCAAGGCCAAAAGAATGTAGTTACAACCTACGCCTGGCTTCCATCGGCAATGCGGTTCGCCGTGGAAAAAGAAATGGAAGTGATCGTGTCCCAGCGTCCCGATCTAAACAATTGCCTGCAAGTATGGATGGAATTGTCCATCGGCGCGGCGCGGATCAGGGATACCGGAGTGATCAAGGTCATTTATGACCAAAAATATCAAGCGGAGTAATGGAGGAGCAGCCATGTCAAAGTTACTGAAAAATACCATTCTTTATCTTAGTATGGCATTGGTGGTATTGTTATTATCCGTGACCATCACGGCTTATGCGCAATCCACCACGACTGGGTATGCTTGGGTGACTCCGTCATCGGATCCGACGCGTTCGTACACCATGCTTGGAGTCGCCTCCCCGGTAAATGATTCAGCAACATGGACACAAATCTTGCGCATTCCGACAGGAGCGCAAACAGCGGTTGTGCAAATACGGTCAGGAACCGAAATCCCTTATGGTCCAGCCAGTTCCACTCCCTATTCTTCTCCGGTGTTGTTGGCAGGTTCTCTGATTGATTATTGCACGCCGGTTGTTTGCCTGTTCCCGACACTTTCCGAAGCGCGATATTATTTGAATTATTTTACGGACACATTGACCGGAACGGTATTTCCGCCGACTTACGCTCCGTACTCCACCGGCAATGCCGCCGGTGTGGCGTTTCATGATGAAACGCCGGCGCTCACGCAATTCGGCAATTACCGTTTTGATGTCCGGGGCATGAAAGCGTTAAGTGTTAATTTCAAACCTTTCAGCGCCGCATCGGTCAGTGTCGCCAACGCTTCGGGGATTTATATCCAAGTGAGATTCCAACAATGACTGTAGAAGCAGAGAAGCTGAAAATCGTCAACGCGGCATTGGGGCATTTGGGAAGCAAGCCATTATCGACATTGTCTTCCAGCGCCACAGGGAATTTGGAACGGTTCATCGAAGCCAATTTTGATGACTGGGTGGTGGAAGTTCTGGAATCCGCTCCATGGCGGTGTGTAATGAAGGAAGACAATGCATTGGCAGCAACTTCAGTTAGTACAAATGTCCAATACCATTATGCTTATCTGCTTCCTCCGGATTTTGTGCGTTTGATCGGGCAGCCCTGGTTCTCAGGGCTGCCCGTCCGTTATCATGCGCGGAATATTTATGCCGTCATTGGGAAGGATCCGGCGACCGGACAGCGGATTCTTCATTGTGTGTATCCGTCGCCGTACATTCAATATGTCTATCAAGCATTAAATGAAAATGACGCATCTTATTACACATTGATCGATTCCACATTGCGCCGGACGGTTATCGCCAAATTGGAATACGAATTGGCTGTGCCGGTAACCGAAAATGCGCAATTGGCGGAAATCAAATACCGGATGTACCGGGAAACGTTGAAGCATGCCCGCAGCCAAAATGAGGCGATGGCCTGGCAAGGTCCAGCGGTTCCTCAGTCATCTATTTTGAATGTAAGGCAGGATATGGTCTGATGCCGGTTCACTATCCAATCCAAACCAATTTCACTGCAGGCGAAATCGCTCCGGGATTGCAAAGCCGGATGGATCAATCCAAATATGCGAATTCCTGCCAAATATTGGAAAATTGGATTGTGATGCCGCAGGGAGGCGTTGTCCGCAGGCCGGGCATACGGCGTGTTTATACCGCCAAGCAAAGTGATGCCAATATTAAATTAGTAGAATTTTCTTTTTCATCAAACATAGAGGAATCGTACATAATCGAATTCGGTTGTTATGATGCCGGGTTGCAAGAATTGTCACCGTATATCCGGATTTATCATCCGCCGACCAGTACGGAAAGCCATGTTGTAGAAATTCTTTATGACAAGCGGCGCTATACATGGACGGACGGCGCGATGCCGGATACTCCGGATTATGTAACGGATGCGCCTCCATGGCGGAATGAAGATATTCCCAATCTATGGTGCAAACAATACGGCGATATTTTGTATATCGCCGACGGGGAACATCCCGTAATGAAATTAACCCGCAGTGCCTTCGAAGATTCAGAACAAGTGCAACCCGGGTTGTGGGATTTAAAAATCGCGCCGTTTGTCGGATCGGCTTATAAACCGATAGCCAAACGGGAAGTTACTTTTTATTCCACATTGTTTTATAACCGGAATGAATATCAAAATGCATTATTTGGTTATAATACATCAAAAGATTTTGGATATAATTTTCAAGAATCCTATTACAAAGGGAATACTAGTACAAGCCGCTATCCATTTACATTTGAATTGGATGATCCGAAATACGGTATCTTAATAGCGGAACCGGGAAGTTATGAAGATCATTACAATAATTATAAAGATACAATTAATATCATAATGAAGGAGTATGCTTTATATAGAGGAATATTAAACCGCACCATTGAACAAAATTATGTTAGAACTTATTCAATGAAAATATCGGCCTTATTTTGGGTTCCAGAACCCGATGAATATTATTTTTCTATTAATTGTGATACTTGGGGGGATCTATATGTAGGAGAGATTTCTGATGAAATGGAATCTGTTGTAAGTTGGTTTTATCAGCCGCATTCTGCCAATTCTATAGGCCCGAATGAATTTAAGGGTAAATGGGGTGATTCCGGAGGATCAGGACCGCAAAAAAAATTCCTGAACCGGGGAATGCAGCGCATGATCGCCCGGGCGGCGTTTGATCCGTTTTTTTTAAATGACAGCAATTGGGGAATTATCGTAGCCTGGCGGCGTGCCGGAGATTTATGCAAATGGGTTAACGGCGCTTGGGAAATCCAATCCTCCCCGGATTTCACTATCACGCCGGTTTGGTATGGAAATGTTATTTATGATGTAATTTTGGAAGCAGAATCCGGAGGGACGACATTCAAATGGCAATGGGGCCGTCAAACGGATGTGGAAAAAGAAGCTTCCATATATTATAACGCGGCCGGGACGCCTGATTCATGGACGACTGGAATTCCATTTTCCACCAATGGGGTGAATTTATCCATCCAGGATCCTTTGGAAAATCCGTGGCTGGCAGGCGAGCCTGGATACAATGGGATCGTGGCAACATTGGTTTTTAATAGCACTACATATACACCGGGCACCCGGTGGCGGTTCAAAGTCGGTTTTGTCCCCATGCCCGCATCGCAATTCAGGGCACAACCTCAAGCAGGAATAATGGATGAATATCCAAGGGTTTTGGATTTTTGCGATCAGCGGATGTTGCTGGGAGGTTTTCCCACGCCGGTGATCCGGTTAAGCCGGATCGGGGATTTCGAAGATTTTTCCCGCGGGCCGAATGATGATGATGGTGTGGAATTATTTATTGCATCCGGAAAATTCGATCCAGTAGTCTGTTGCGCTATGCTGCGGGATTTGGTGGTCATGTCCACTTCTACTGTATATCAAGTAGGATCGGATGGAGCCACAATTACGCCTTCCGACCGTTTTGTGCGTCCGGTATCTGATATCGGAGCATCTTTTGTAATGCCGGCGAAAGCCGGGAATATTGCTTTATTCGCCGACCGCACCCGGAAACGTATTATTGCGATGCAGTGGAATGAATGGGATACGCTGGTTTTCCCGGATATATCGATTTGGTCTTATCATTTATTCAATAATTATATAAAAGAGATCAAATATCAGCCGGTTGGAATTATGGATAAAAGCCTGAATCCGGTATCCGTGGCATGGATTATTACGGATTCCGGGGAATTACGGGCATTAACCCTGGAAGAACAGCATAAGGTCTATGCTTTTTCGCGCCATGCCAGCCCGGGAGCTTTATTCGAATCCATCGCCGTTATTCCCGGAAAAGGGAAGGATACGCTTTGGATTGCGTATAAACGCGGTACGGAACGTTTTATCGGATACTTGGATGAAACAATCCAAGCGGACGATTGTCTTACATTAACCAAGACAGATGTCATCACCGGAGATAATCAATGGATATGGATGCCCTTTAACAAAAATGTATATTTTGTATGTGAACAATTCGCGGAAAAACGGGTTGCGGTTTATGATGGATCCGGTATTTTGCTAGGAACCGTCCTATTAAGTGAATCGGGGGTTGGATATTTGCAAGCGGATGACGAACCTTCAAATATCTCCATCGGGTTAATTTATGAATCCAAATTAACGCCGGTGCCCTTGGCCATTGATTTGGGCGGAATGCCGACTTCCATCATGAAGAAACGAAGAGCCCGGATTTGGATTCAATCTTTATACAATACCGGACTGACTATTGATGGAGAGCCGGTGCGGGATATTGATTCGCCCAATGATCCTGTATGGGAAGATGTTGTATTATGGGGATGGGACAGGGATCCAGTATTTGATATTGTGCAATCCTATCCTGCGCCCGCCCAAATTTTGGCTATTGCCGATAAGGTGAAAATCAATGCCCCTTGAAATTGTACCCTTGCAACCGGAACATTGCCGTAACATACAACTCCGCGGCAGTGATGAAAGAGGCCGGGAATTGCTGGAGCATCTTTTTCATATGGAAAGGAATTTCGAGGGATTCGCAGGCATAGAAGACGGGAAAGTTTTAGGGATCGGCGGTTTTGTATTTTTGGATGATGCAGAAGAGGCGGAAGGATTCCTGGCATTGTCGGAGGAAGCCGTGGAAAAACCAATCCGCTTTCATTTTGCCATCCGGAATAAAATAAAAGAATTTATACAAGAACATCCTCAAATACGGCGGTTGAAAGCCTATGTGGACGCCCGGTATGTTTTTGAAAGGATCAATTGGATTCTGCTTCTAGGATTCGATGAATACCGCGGTCCCGGGCCGTGCGGTCCGGCCTGGGCTACTTTTGTTATGCAGGTGAAACGCTGATGGGATTTTTTGCTCCATTATTGGCAGCAGGCGCTGGAGCGGCTTCCGGAGCGGCGGTGGCCGGCACATCCCTGGGTGTTTTGGGAGGGATCGGCACTGGACTTTTGGTTTTTGGGCAGCTGGCGCAGGGAATATCCCAGTATCAGCAAATGAAGTTCATGTCATCCGTGGAAAAACAGCAAGCCCTGGCGCTGGAGCAATCAGCTCATTATCAAGAACGCCGGATGCGGGAAGCCGCCGCGATCCGTCAATCCCAGCAAATTGCATCAGCCGCAGGCAGTGGAATTATTCCATATTATGGAAGTCCTTTGCAAATACAGATAGAGGCCAGCCGGAATGCGTTGGAAGAAATCAACGCCATGTGGTTCAATACGCGGGTGGAGATGGCGCAAGCAAAGAGCCGTGCGGATTATTACAGCATGAGCGCTCCTATGGCTTTAGGTTCTTCCATTATCAGCGCAGCCGGTACAGCGGTTAATGCATACCGTAAAGGCAAGGAATATACAGGAGAAGAATAAGGAGTCCGTGATTCATGGCCCGGGATATACGGTATATTTCCACACAAACAACAATCACAGGAGAAGCGCCTGCTTCCATTCCGCGGAAATTACTGCCGGATATCGGCGAAGCCATAGCGCAAGCTGGTCAAACTTTGATCAGTGAATCTATGGATATCCAAAGAAAAGAATATGCCCGGTGGTTGAACGGGGAAATCAACCGTGTCCGGGATACATTGCAAAACGCTATTTTGGATTTAAATGAAGAATTCTTGAAAACCGATTTGCATGGACAAGGATATACCGATGAATATATGCAGCGGTTCCGGGATATTGTTGAGGAGTTGCAAGCGACGCTGCATGATGATGTCAAAGCCGCTGCGGAAGCCGATATTAATCATTTGATCCGTTATGCCCGGACGGTATCCGATAATGAAGGTAAACGCCGCGAAGGCGAGTATCAGCATGCGCGGATCAATGCAGAAACGCAAACCATATTGCGGCATGCGGGATTTGTTAATTCGTTGGAGGAATTAAATGCCTTAAAAGAAGCCGCATACCGTAAGATCGACAATGAAATCGCTGTAGGGAATTTGTTTCCCTGGCAAGGACAGGAATCAAAGGAAAAAATATCCCAAGCCCTGAATGCCACATTTCTTGAATCCCAGCTGATCCGGTCCGATTCCAATCTGGAAAAACTCAAATCCGATTTGGATGAAATGGAAGATTTGGATGCGGATATCCGTTTAAAAACTTTGGAGGCTATTGCCAATGAACAAAGCCGCCGCAGCCGGGAATTATACAATAATATCAAAGAACGGATTCAATCGGGTTCCATAATTAATGTTAAAGGAATTCCCGGCCTTACAGAAACCCAGCAGATGGATCTGGAAAATTACCAGAGAATTATCCAGCGTCAATTGGCCAGGGAACGCCGCCAAGATGAAATGCTGGCGCGCGCGGAAGCTTCCGACCGTTGGGAAAAGGACTTTTATTTGGATTGGTGGAAAGGCTTATTTACCCAGGAGGAAGCCATCAACCGGATCGAACAAGCCATGAAAATGGATTTGATTGATCCCCGTTATGCGGCTTCTTTGCGGAATCAAATAGAAAACAGTTCCGTTAAAGTCGATGCTATCCGGTATGTAAATGATGTAATTTCAGGGGAAAAATTGCCGGATCCGGTCAACCGGGACTTCCGGGACGCCGTCGATGCCCGGTATCAACAAACATATATTCTTAAAAACAAGTTGCCGGAAGACCAGGAATTGGCTCATGAATTGAGCATGACCAAGGTGATTCCTTCTCAGGAAATCAGCAGGCTTACCGGTATATTGGCCAATGAGCAAGCGACATTTCAGGATATCACGCAAGCCATTCTGCGTGCGGATGTCATGGCCAAAAATGCTCCGGAAGATTTTTATAAAGTAAGTGATAATCCTTATATTGTATATTTGCAATGGGCGGTTAATAACAATACGTTAAGCTTTGAAGAAAAAGCCAAAAAAATAATGGATTTCCGGCTTAAGTATCATGACTTGCCCACCAGGAAAGAATTGGAGGATATGGCACGTTCACCGGATATTGATAAAGAAATCAATAAATTGATTTCCGATGGATATTTTCTGAAAGGGATTGAAACCCGGATGCAAGGACCGGTCCGGGCACAAATCAAAAAATATATCCCATTCGGTTTGATTGAAGGGAAAGATATTTCTGAAGCCGTGAAATTGGCATATAACAATTTGATGGAATCCCGGACGGGATTTGGATATTCCAAGGCGTCGACCATCCAATCCACGGAAGTGCAAAATTTACTAAAACAAAAAGATGTGATTGTGAGTGGTAGAATTCCTGCGCAATATTTTTCCATGGGAGTATTTGAGCGGTTAACCGGTGCAGATCAAATGGATATCGTCATGGATGATTTGATAGAAGAATTGAAAGCCAAAAATCTCTATGAGCCGCCACAAATAAACGAAATGCTGCAATTCTACGGACCTGGAGCTCCGGCAAAAGGAGTAAAAGTAATCGATGGTCCTATTTACCGTTTGACCGCAGATGAAAAAAGCCCGACTACGTTGTCGTTTTTGATCGAAAAAATCGATTCCAGCGGCAATATATCTCCGGTGTATGATAAGAATTGGATGCCGTTATATTATCAATTTGATATGAAGAAATATCAGGAAAAATACAGAAAATATTTAGAATCAAAAGGACGCCGGAAAGGATGGATCGGCAATATAGCCGAATCACTTGAAAAGGCAGGAGAAGTCCTTGTGGAAAAGACGGGATTCAGGCCATGACGATTATTTCCGCAGCGGAACGTACCCTGAAATGGGATTCTATGGGGGGTCAATTCTTTGATCCGCCGGAAATCACAGCAACACCGGAACGCGTTTTTGCTGCAGCTTTGCATTTAGTAAATCCTTTGTTTAGTATGCGGGAGGCCTTGGATACCTTATGGAATTATGTATTGCCTCCATCGGATTACGATCCATATCCGGATATCCCGGATGATATGCTTCCTTATGCCGATGCTTATTGGAAAGCCCGCAACAAAGCCGATGTCGAACGGATTACTGGAGTAATCAAGCAGCAGCTGGAAGATGAAGAGGTATTGCAAAGCAGCGGATTAATGGGAGTAGCTTTTACTTTATTGGCCGGAGCAACTGATCCGCTGCAATATATGATTCCCGGTTCTTATTTATTCCGCACGGTCAAAAACGGAAAAAAAATCTCTCCTATTTTGACTGCAGGACGGTTCGCCGCCGGAGGCGCTGTTTCCAATATCCCTTCTGAAATCTTTTTGCAATTGGGATTGCCGGAATACACAACGGAACAAAGTGTTTATAACACTTTGGCCGCCGGCTTATTAACTGGAGGATTGGGATATGCAGCGGCCCGCATGGCCCGTTTCGGAGAACACGTAGCTGAAATCGCGGATACATTGAAAGAATATGCGGAGTCATTGCCGGAATCTGTAGATCCGGAAATTCACCGTTATGGTTTGCCGCCCAATGTAGCGGTGACTCCTGAAATACGTGAATTGGAAGGTCTTCCTCCAATTGAACCGCCGAAACGTAAACCAGGAGAAATTGTTTATGATTGGAATACCGGGAAGACCCAAATTATCAATCCGGAAAAAATCCCTGAAGAAGAAAAACCATTGCGGCCCGGCAAAAAATATGTTTACCGCAACGGCCTTATGTTTCAAGCAGATGCCGATTTGATTGACGGGGATTATGTGATTTACAGTCCGCGTGGTGTTGAAAATCCGGATACGCCTGTGCCTGCGCCTCCGGTTACTCCCAAAGAAGCCGATCAAATTATAGAAAAACTCGGCGGAATCAAACCGGAAGAAGTGAAACAACTCATTGAAGCGGAACCTTCTATGGCTCCCTATGCGGAACGTTTGGAGGGAAAAGAAATGTCCATCCCTGACCGTTTGCGCCATGCTGGATTAACGATATTGGGAGATGAAGATTTAAGCCGATTTGGAGATGAAGTATTTAACGCATTGCGTCTTGAAGATGAAACCATCGCTTATTCCAGGGAAATTAAATTTCATGGCGCTTTTATGGATAAATTGGATGATGCAGGCATAACGGCAAAACAAATATCAGAAGATGGATATATATACAGAGGGCAATTTTATACAAAAGAAGAATATCAAGCACTTAAAGAATATGAATTGGCTGCTGCCGCCATCCCATTGCGGGAAGAAGAATTGCAGCCGCTGGCAAAAGAAATGCCGGAAGAAAAAATAGAAGAAACCACCGTAAAAGAAAAAGAAATCCCTGCAGAGATACCGGAAGAACAGACGATAGCTGCTTTTCCTGAATCACCACCAAAAGAGCCAGCGGGAAAGGGTGCGGTTTCACAAGCGCGCATTATTTCTACTCCGGAAGGATATGAATTGATTACACAATACGGGACAGCATACGCATACATTGGGGAAAGCGGCCTTACCACAAAATTCAAAACTTTAGAGGAAGCTCAAGCAGCGGCCAAAGCACTGGGATTAGAATTGCCGCAAATATCCTAAAAGATATTGTTCTCATGTGCAGGCATAAAGAATACAGGCAAGGAGGCATAGGCCGGTGAGATTTACTAAAGTCCCACAAGCAATTAAGGCGGCGCGGGAAGCAGGCGGGACCGGAATTGCTGGCGCATACGGTGCTGAAAATATATTAGGCCGTATGATCGGCGCTACACCGGCATTACGGTTATTTTCTTCGGCATCGCCAACCGCCCGCAATTGGGCGGAAATGTTTGTCCAAAGAAAATTCGCCCAAGCCAAAAATTTTTTTTTCAAGTCTTCGGCACAGGATTTAGAGACAGAACTTCATTGGGAAAGGGATGTCATTCATTATTCAATTTATAAAAAAACAAACGCCATAATTAATGAATATAAAAAAAGAACACGCAAATTAACCCAGGCGGATGACATTACGCGGAGAACGCTGGAAGATATCCGCCTTTTAAAAAATAAACAAGGTTCCAATTTGCCGGAAAATTATTTCCGGAAATATAAGGGTTTAACAGAGAAATTATTATTGGAGGAAGCGGGCCGCACATTGCGCAGCGGAATTCCGCATGCCATTCCGGAAGTAAATAAAATTGCGGAAACCTATCATGAAGTTCTAAATGCTTTGGGAAAGCGGATGGTCAAACTCCGCATGATTCCTGAAGAAGTCATGGATAATCCAAATTGGTATTTACGGTATGTGCCGCAAGAAGCCAATTTGGCGGCGGTCCGGAACGATCCGGCTACGATTTTGAATTTAGTGGCCAAGGTAAAAGAAAGGCAAAAAACCGAATTTGTGTCCCGCAGGATGAATCTTGTCCAAAAGGGCCGGGAATACTTGGAGCGTTTTCAAAAAACAACATTGGAAAAAATAGAAAACGCACGCCGGAAAATATCTTTCACCCAAGAACAAATCATCAAAGATAAATCGGAGATTATAGAAAAAACCAATGCCAAAATCCAGGCATTAGAAGAACGCCGGGAAAAATTACGTAAACATATTGATGTCCAATCCGATAAAATTAAAAAGCGTATCGAGCGGACCGGCGATCCCATAACGGAGATGGAATCCGTTAAATTGCAGAAATGGGAAGAACAATTAAAAAATTATGACCGGCAATTACAAAAATTCTATAAATATATTCAAAAACAAGAGGCATCTATCGCCCGGCTGTCCGAAAGGAAAATCAAAAATATCGATAAAATGCAAGCCATCCGCGCCAAGAAGATAGAACGGTGGATTAAAAAATTCACCAAAACAAGGGAGAAACAATTTAAAAAAGCCTTGGCGCGGCAAGCTGCTGCGGAAGAAAAATTAGCCAAAGCGCAAGCCTTTGATCCGCGGGAATGGGCATCTAACTGGCTGCATGATATAGAGCATGGAGGGTATGATGCAACAGGCGGAAACAAACTTTATATTGGTCTTGCCGGAGCACAAAAGCGGCGTGGACTAATCATTCCGGATGATATGCTTCCGGATTTCGAACCGTTTCTGATCAACAACATAGCGGATTTGGTGAACCGGTATATTCATGATATTCTTCCGCGGATTAAATTGACGGAAAAATTCCCCGATGATACATCTTTTATAAAATTAAAGAAAACTATAACCCAGGAATACCAGAATTTGCGGGCCAATCCGGAATTAGATATCAAGGATAAAGTAAGGTTAGCCCGCGAAGAAGCCCGTATTTTGGAAGATATTAATATTCTGCGTGACCGGTTTTTGGGAAAAGACCGCATGCCCGTCAATCCGTACAGTCTTATTCACCGGACCAGCAATTACATTTTGAAATTGAATACAATGACGGCATTGGGGCGTGTAGTTTTATCCAGCATTCCCGATATGGGAAGGCTTGTGGCACGGTATAGCGCGCCGCGGGTAATGAATGTAATGGCCGGGAGTTTGCAAGCCTCTGAATTGGCCAAATTATCCAAAGAAGAAATGCGTACATTAATTGGCATTACGGAACTGCAATTGCAGCGCCGGTATCATGCATTTTCTGATTTGCCGACCGGATTGCAGCCATTAACCCGGTTGGAACGGTTTTTGGATCATGCCAGTGAACGGTTCGGAAAAATCACCTTATTGTCATATTGGAACCAAGCCGGGATGGAAACCGCGGCATTGATTGCTACTGATTTGATTTTAGGGACAGCCAGAAAAATGGCATTGAAAATGCCGTTGAATAAACTCGAATTAGCCAAAATCGCCGAATCCGGATTGGATCAAAATACGTTGAGCCGCATTTGGAATCAATTCAATAAATACGGCAAAGAAAAAAATCATGTATGGTTCCCCAATATGGCCAAATGGGATGATCAGGAGGCCGCTAAGATATTTCAGATTGCCATCAAGCGGGAAGTGGAAAATGTGTGGACGATTCCGGGTATCGGCGACCGGCCGGTCTGGACTTCGTATCAACTAGGGCGGCATATAAGCCAATTCAAATCCTATTCTTTTACTATTATACAATCCGCCATATTGTCCGGGTTGCAATATTCCGACCGCGCCGCAGCGGAAGGATTCGCTTTATCCATGTTTTTAGGCGGATCATTATACGTTCTGTATCAATTGTCGGACGGGAAAACTCCGGATATGTCCCCTGGCCGGTTGATTCTTGAATCATTTGACCGCAGCGGAATTTTGGGATGGATTTCAGACATTGATGCGATTATTGAGAGGGCTACGGAAGGGAAATTAGGAATGTCTCCTTTATTAGGCGGCCAGGTGCGGTCCAAATATACCAGCCGGGATATATTTGCTTTGCTGGGAGGCAAAACAGCGGGAACTATTCAAGATATTTTTGCGGTAACTGGTGCGGCAACTTCTATGAATTGGACCGCCGCGGATGTAAAAGCATTCCGCCGTTTGATTCCTTATCAGAATGTTTTTTATATGCGGTATTTATTTGACGGACTGGAAAGAGGATATGGATATTTAGTCGGCGCGGAGGAAAAGCAAAAACAATGAATTGCGGATCCTGCAACGCCCAAACATTTGCCGTACATGAAGGCGCTATGGATATTGCCCTGGTCGGCGTTCCGCCATTGCGTGATTATGGATCCATAAATTATTGGGGAAGGCGGGATGATGTGAATAATATCCGTTTATTGCGGTCACGGATTGCCGGAGAACAGTGGGGATGGAGTTACGAATCCAGGTTGCGTGGTCCGCACATCCAAATCGTCAGGCGTTCTGATGATACACCGGTTTATGTCTGGGAGGCCGATAGCATCATTGATCAGCACCGGCCTGACTATAAACCAATTATGGAAACCGATGACCGGGGTGTTTCCATAATCCCGGACGGCGGTTCTTCTATTGCTTGTTATTTCCCCGATACAACCGCCATCGAATCGATCGAATCTGATATCGCAGCGGCCGAAGTTCCGGGATGGGCGGAGACAACCAATTATTATATGGATAACCCAGTGAAATTTTTTAATTATATTTGGCGGAATGAGCAGGCGCGGCACGGAATTTCGATATATCCTACGATTTGGGAAGCCTATAAGCGGGATCATCCTTCTAAAGCATACGACTTTTACACATTATTGTGGATGCGGTGCGCCAGCCGTGTCTTATACGGGCATTATGGCCAAACCTGTATCCCTTTAATATTAAATAATTTTAAAGTTGACGAAATAGGAAATATTTATCTCCCATGAATTTTTTTTAAAAAAGTGCTTGACATGGGGAATTGCCCATATTATTATATCCCCATGGGGAGAAAATAAGATATCCGCCGCCCTATACCAAACAGGGGACTGCAGGTGTTTTTCCCTCCAATCTCCCGCACGCCTGCAGTCCCCGCCCACCACATAATGCAAGGAGGTGATCTAAATGAAATCCGTTTATCTAATGGATCTGGAGTTTCAGATCCGGCATCTCAAAAGCATCATCAATATTTTGAAAAAAGAGTTGCCGGATTTGGAGAACATGATCGACCGGTGGTTGGAGGAATTTCCATTCAACGAAAAAGAGGAGGATGATTCCAATGGCTAAATTATACGAATTAGCCCAGGAATACAAGGCGGTTTTTGAGGAATTGGAAGAAACAGAAGGGGAGATCACGCCGGAAATAGCGGAAAAATTAGACCGCGCCGGTAAAAATTTCGATGAAAAATTGGAGGCCGCGGCACTCTATGTCCTCCAATTAGAGAGCGATGTGAAACAATTGAAGGAGGAAACCGCCCGGTTGCAGGCCCGGGCCAAAACCAAACAAAATAGAATTGAGTGGTTGAAGAATTATATCCTGCAACAATTGGAAGCCACTGGGAGAAATATCGAAACACCCAGGGTTTCCGTCCGCAAGATGCAATCCCCGCCCCATGTCGTCATCGACGATATTTATATCCTGCCTTTAGCATACAAATATGGAACATTAAAATTGCGCTGGGACCGGATTCCGGATGATTTGCGTTCCAGCGCCGAATTGGAAGTTGATAAAGCGGCGATCCGGGAACTTTATCTCAAACATGGGGAAACGGTTCCTGGAACTAAAATTGAATGCCGTCCGTATGTCCGCATCCGGTAGAAAGGAGTATTTTTATGGAATCCCAAGAAATACAACTATACAACGAGGCTTATATTCAAGGCCGTAAAGCCCTGTTCAACGGACAGGGAATGTTTCAAAATCCTTATACGGAACCCTTGGCGGCGCGGGCCTGGGAGGCCGGTTACAATGACGCCGCCGAAGAAAAATTGGAGGCGGAATATCATGGGAAAATATCCACGGACAAGAGACCATTATAGGAAGCCGTATCATCTTGGTGATCCGGATAATCCCTATATTAAATGCGATCATTGCGGCGGGGAATTTTGGGATTATTGGATCGAGGAGTTTCCGGAATATGAATTAAATTTATGCCGGGATTGCGCCGCCCGGTTCAAAGAAAAAATGGAGGATAATCATGAATGTTCCTAACGGCGTTCCAATTCCAGCTTCCGGACCGGTGATAACCCAAGGAAGCTTCGATGTAGATTCCTGCCTCAAATTGTATCAAGTGGCTGAAAAATTATATCAAAGCAAATTATTCCCCAATGTCGGCTCCCCTGCTGGAGCATTTGCTGTGGTGCAATTGGGGCATGAAATCGGGTTGTCGCCTATGCAGGCGCTGAACAACATCGACGTCATCAAGGGAAAATTGGCGATGAACGCCAAAACTATGCTGGCGTTGATGATCCGGTCCGGGATAAAGTATGAGATTCTGGAAATATCTCCGGAACTTTGCCGGATGCGATTCATCCGTGGAGAAATGGAAACGGAATGCTCATATTCCATCGAAGAAGCCCGGGAAGCCGGCTTGGTGAAGCCGGACAGCGGGTGGGCCAAATATCCAGCGGATATGCTTTTCGCCCGGTGCGTGAGCCGTGCATCGCGACGGATCGCTCCGGATGTAATCCAAGGATTATATACGCCGGAGGAATTGCTGGATATCCAGCCGCAGGTTAAGACGCATGCATCCAATACAGAAATGTCTATATTGGATGTAGAAGATAATGAAATAGAAGAAGAAATAAATACCGGAGACTCCGAAGTAAATTTGGAATTTTCTCCGGAAGAAGAAAATGCCCTGCAAGCCGTGATTCATGATAATTATGAGGCTTTGCGGGATCAAAACATGTGGGATTTCATCAAGGAGGAATTGAATAAATTCGCCGTCGATCCGCTTTCCGGGAGAACGCGTTATTTAGAGGCCGTCAAGGAATACTTGGCGGAAAAAACTAAAGAGCGTTATACGCGGAAAGGTGAATTCATTAATCCGGAAAAGTGGATCAAAAATATCAAAGAGCACCCAATGCAATTCGCGGATAAATTCATCCTGCATTGGGTGTATAAGCAAAGACAAGAAGAGGTGTGAATTATGGAGGGCCGGTGTCTGGCGCCAAAAGGGTTCGAGGAATAGGCACCGGCCCGTTTTTTAATCAAGGAGAAAACAAATGATCACATTTGAAAAATTTCTGGAAGCGTTGAATTGGGTGGAAGCCGGAGGGCGCAAAAAAAACGTTCCTCCGGGGGACAACGGAAAAGCCACCGGTCCGTTGCAAATTCGCCGCGAATATTGGAAGGACGCGGTGGATTGGTATGCGGGAAATGGGATTATTCTCAAAAAGGATCATAAATATTATGCCCAATGCAATGACTGGGAATATTCCAAGTTCATTGTTTATGGGTATTTGAAGAGATATGCCTCCGCCGCCTTGCGGGAAGGGGATTGGGAGAAATTGGCCCGGATTCATAATGGCGGGCCGAATGGGATGAAGAAAAAATCCACTATCCCGTATTGGGAAAAAGTGGCGGATGCATTGAAGAAAATATAAGGATATCTGGCCCCGCCTGCTACATAACAAGGTGATTGGAGAGCAAAACCAGGGTACAGGCGGGGCATTTTTTAAAAGGAGAATCATGATGGATTATATCTACAAATTATCTGTATGCGTCACCAAAAATCTCACCTATTCACAGCATAAAGAGATAATCGACAGATTTGTACAAGAAAAGTTGACTTTTGGATTAGTTCCAGGAGTTAAAAAGGGATTATATGTCATGTGGCGTGATCCTTTGCCGGATGAAAAGATAAGGGTTGAGGGAAAAGAAGGGCCTGGAAAAATTATTTCCAAAATACATCCAACCTATAACGAATTCGTCTTGTTGTACGATCAAGGAATCAAGATCGTTGACAAGATCAAAAATGGAGGAAAATCATGACCGCCATACGACATTCGTTTCGTGGATTCTGGATTCCTTACGGATTGTTTGAGCACCCCAGTCTAGGAATGCGGGAAAAATTCTTGATCACCGAAATACGCTATCTGGATCATGGAGAAGGATGCTACGCCAGCAACGCATACTTGGCGGACATCCTCAAGGTCTCCGAGCAAACTATTGCCAATATGATCAGCACATTAAAAAAAGAGGGCTGGATTGTAACCAAAAAATACGACGGCAGAAATCGGTGGCTTTCGATAAATCCGGTCAAATGGCAGCAGGTCGAATCCGTTGTGGAGGAGGAGTATTCACCATTGGATACCGACCCAATGTCACCCTCATCGGTAAAACAGGATTACCGTTTTCAGGATCCAAAAATACAGGAATCGGTAGAGCAGAGTTACCAAAATTGTGAATCCTCACTTACCGAGAGCGGTAAATCAGACTTACTGAAAAAAGTAAACACCTTACCGAATATGGTAACAGACTTACCGAAAAAAGTAACCCCACTTACCGAAAAAAGTAATGAAGATTGTAGAAATAACGAACCTAAGTCTATTGAAATCAACAGCGATGAAGAAAATAACTTCAGTCTAGAGAATATAGTAGAAAAAGAGATAGTAGATAGGTTAGATAATACCCCCCCTATAGTCCCCCCCACGGGGGGGGAGGGGCGGGGGAAGTCCAACTCTTCATCCAACTCCAAAAACAAAGAAACCGCTAAGGCGATCGAACGAGAACTCTTCGGCTCCGAAGCCGACCCGATTGGTTTGTACGACGAACCCGCTATCGGCATCTGGCAGCTGTGGATACCGTCGCGGCGCGGTACGAAGGAGGAAGTCCGCAAAGCCTATAAGCAGGTCCGCAAGCCGGACAACGTAGCGGCGATCAAGGCCGGTGCAGAGGCTTACATGCATTCTCCCTATGTGACCAGCCGGATTGAGATGGGTGAAATTTCTACGATCAAAACCTTGCCGGCGTGGCTGCGCGCCAGGCGTTGGGAGGAAAACGGCACTGGAGCATGGGATGAACCATGCTTGTCCTGGAAACAAAAACAGCGCGAAAAAAACCGCTTTTACGTAGGGCCGTGTCAGGAAGTGAACATGGCCCCGCGGGATGGAACGCTGGGATAAAGGCTGAATGGAGGGCGGCTATGGAAAAAATCAGTTTCGAAAAATTGTTTCCGCAATTAAATGCAGCCATGAATCAACAGCAAGGCGGATTTATGAAATGGCTGCAAACGCAGGAATGGTATCAGCAATTGCCGGATGAAACAGATGACCGGCCGGAATTCTGCCGTGGATGCCGAGGCATTGAGACATGCGACCGGACCGGCAATTTGCTGGAAAACGGCCGGGCAAGGCGCTGTCCGCGCGCTTACGGCTTCGAAGTAGGGATCCGGTTGACTCCTGAATACGAATTTTTGCACACGCGGATGATTCAGGATCATTGGGAGGGATGGCCGGTCAGCGGATTTCAACAAACCAGGGAAAAGCCGAATTTCATCCAAACCGAATCATTTCAATCGGCGGAAAAATTATTCTATGCGATACGGGGAGGAGCCAATCCCGGGAAAAATCAAGCGGCCATAATTGCTTGCGGCCGTTCCGGACGCGGAAAAACGATGTCCGGATTGATCCTGCTGACCGAATGCGCCAATGCCGGCATGGAATGCTACGCTTTGCGCTTTAACCGTTTGATCGAAGCCATGAAGCGTGGAAGGGACGGCTGGGATGCCATAGATGAATATTACCGCCGGATCGCCGATGCCCAGGTCGTGCTGGTTGATGAGGCTGGGAAAGAATTGCAAGGCGGCAATCCGGATCATGTCCGCCATGCAATCGAAAAAATCGTGGATCTTTGTTACCGGCAGCGGTTTTTGTTTCTTACCAGCAATATGACCAAGAAAGAACTGGGCACCTATTTCACCGCCGCCGTATTTTCCCGGATGCGGATGGAAACCGGATATTGCCGCACGGTCGAAGAATCAATCCAAAATCCGGATTTGCGCGGTTCCGGTTTATGAATCAAAATACGTTCCATAAAAAAACCGCTTTAAAAGCCCGTAGAGCGAAGTTTTTGATGTGGGACGATGAAAATCATTGCCGGAGAAAAAAAATTCAACCACGGGCCTGGAAAAGGCCTTAAACGCGATTTGGCCTGAAAGGAGCTGAAAATGAGCAATCCAGCCAAGCAGAAAGGGGATCGTTTTGAGCGTTCGGTGGTTCATCTGCTGGGAGCGGAGGGGATATCCGCATCAAGGACCTTGCTGCCGGCGCAAGCCGGAAGACAAAATCCTGGTGATTTAATTATCCAACAGAAATACCGTGCTGAGTGCAAAGCACGAAAAAGCGCCGGCGGTTTCAAGCTGATTGATTCCTGGATGGGAGAAAATGATTTTTTAATATGTAAAAGAGATTACAAATCCCCGCTGGTCTGTATGCGGTGGGATACATTTATCGATCTTCTTAAAAGATCTATGACAGTAGAATAGATGGAGATTAGATCATGAATTCTGTAAATCTTATTGGGCGGGTGGCTACCAGCCCGAAAATGAAATACAGCAAGCATCAAGATGCAATTTGTTTTTTCAGGCTGGCTGTGCGCCGGAATTTTCTAAGCGGAGGAGAAGACAATCAAACTACGGATTTCTTTAATGTAGTTTGTTACCGGCGGGTAGCAGAGACAGCATTTCAATACTTAAAAAAGGGATACCGCGTTGCGGTTCATGGCCGGATTGAAAACCGCAGATACAAGCGGGACGGCGGAAACGGCCCCTGGGCATGGACTTTTCAAGTCGTAGGTGAAGTATTGGAATATTTGGATAGAAAGGAGAAAGATGATTTTATAGAACAACAAGAGGTGGAGTGGGAGCAAGAAACCACCAATCCGCCGGAAGAAGTTCCGTTTTAATCAATTTTTTCTAAATCGGATTCATCACAAACATGGCCGCACCGGCATACAGCTTGCCTTTTTGCTGGATGCGCGAACGTATGGTTGCATGCCGGGCATACATATTTTCTCCCGGGAGCGATTACGGTGCCGATTATCCGGCTTTCAGCTTCCGGATCCGCAAAGTCGATTT